TTGGAGGGAGCCGACCAGACTTTTTCTTAAAAGTCAAGGCCGCGTTCCACGGACTTCCGAGATGAACCATAAAAAAGCCCCCGGCGTGGTGCCGAGGGCAGGAAAAGCAAAGCCCCGTCAGTTTTCACCGACGGGGCTGAATGTCGCTACGGTCGATTGCAATCTCGGTTCCGTAGAGGCCTTCCATAGGAAAGGACTTTAAACGAGTTCGGCGAACCGAACTGTGCCACTTCTGAAACTAACACAGAACGTCCCTAAAGTCAAATACCTGGAAGGTGCCGTTTTCAACTTTTACTGAACCCGTGACGCCGTATCCTGCGAGAACTCCCGTGAAGATTTCGCACATGGTGCCAGCGGGCAAAGTTAGATAGTTGTATTCGCGCTTACCATCCCCACCATCTTTACACAGGAGGGGGAGTGAAAGGCGCTTGTAGCTCAGTGTGTAAAGCATGTCGCACTTAGCCCAACACTTCAAGCTAGGGTACGCAGGAGAAATAGGTGCACAAAGATTGATTTCAACGTTGTAAGAGCGTTTTACCATCGGCTCTGTTGTGCTCAAGGGTACGAGCGTGGCATATCCGAAGCGATTGCGGTCCTTTGGCGAAATGCACACCACGGGGCGTCGCTTGACCATTTCTGGCTTTTCGAAGTCTTTCGGGAAATCGCAGATCAAGATTTGCCCGATTGCCGGTTGGAAACGGATAGGCATGCAAATTTATCCTTGGCAAAGTGAGATGTCAGCAATTGTACGTGAAAGCCCATCGAAGCGTCCTTGGTAAAGACGCTTCGATCGGCTTTCACACGAGACTCGGGTGTGCTCCTGCCGGCTGCTTGATCTTGCGATCCGTACCCCGGAGGCCCCTACGCGGGCGGCTGTGCCATCCCGTGCTAGCTACATGCAGGTCGTCGTAGCTCGCTCGCACTCGCCCGGCTGCCGTGCCGAGGTCTTAGCGGTCCGGGACCCTTCCTCCCTTTGCTCCTCACAGCCAGCGGGTTAGGCCATTTGTGGAGAGGTTGCGTCTATTCAAGCGCTCTCACGTGTTGCTCTTTGCAGGTGCCCGCAACAGCGCTTGAATAGATCGCCTGAACAACAGGCGGAGAATTCGTTCACTTAAGAATCGTGAGAACCAGTACGGCAATGGCCGGGATGGCGAGCATCGCGCCGAAGAACAGGTTGACGCCGAACTCGATCGTGTCTTCATCCGTGAGCGTGCGCGGGTCGGCGCTGGGCGTCGAAGCGAAGAAGAAGTTGGCGAGCTTGGACATGGTTGACTCCTAGAGAGACTGGAGAATCTGGTTGACGTTGCGGGCGACCTGCGAGTACTTCTGAGTGATCGTCCTTTGTGCCCTGATTGAGGGCGTCGTGAGCATGTAGAACGTGAGCTCCTGTGCGGCCGTGAAGTCCGCCATTGCGGCGACCAGCACGTCGTGGACGAGGCATGCGTCGCGGCCGAGGCGGTGAAGGCGGATGGCCAGCACTTGATCGAACTCGGCGGCCTTCATTCCCTCTCATCCCTGAGAAGGCGGTAGATCTGGATCGCGATCGCATACTCCATCGCGCCTGTCTCGACCCTCATTTCGCTCGCAAAGACGTTGTCCGGCGAGGCGGTGAAGGAGCGGGACGTGATGACGAAGAAGTCCGCCAGATCGTTCAGAAGGCACGTAGCGGCGAAGGGATCGCGCTTGGTGATGTCGCGGATGAGCTCGCGCACGCCCCTGATGTCGAGCTTCTGGAGCTCTTCGGTGATGAGGTAGAGGTCGGCTTCATCAAGGCCGTATGCGCTGGAGATGCGGGCGTCGATGCAGGTGCGGAAGTCGTCGAAGGTCATGGTGTTCTCTTGCAGAAAATCGGAAAATCGTTTGTGTTTTCCGTAGTCCTTATATTACGGCAAACCGTAATGCTCCCGCAAGCAAAAGTTTCGGTATCCCGCAATGCACTTAACCGAAATCAAAGAAACGTAAAAAAGCCCGCGCAAGGCGGGCTATAGGACGGTGGAAGGTGGTATGGGCGTTAGAGCCAGCTACCGCCGGAGCGGTCGCGGACGCGGCCGATGAGGTGGAATGTCTGCATGTCGGCGCCGGAAATCGTCTCGTCGGGCACCTCCGGATTGAGCGACTGGATGAGCAGTCCATTGATGAGGGAGCGCAGGACCTTGACCCTCATCTTGCCGTGAATCATGAATACGTAGACCTTGCCGCTGATGATGTCGGTCGGCGTGCAGTCCACAAGGATCTTGTCGCCGTCCCACAGGTAGGGCTCCATGCTGTCGCCGTGGACCTCGAAGGTCTTGCAGTTCTCGGGGTTGATCTGGTGAAGCTGAAACCACGAGCGGGGCTTGATGAAGCCGCATTCCTTGCCGTCAACTTCTTCAAAGACGGGGTTTTCGTTTCCGGGGCCAGCAGATGCTTGCACATGGTACTGAGGGATCACGATGTAGTTAGGGTCTGGGAGCGCCGCGCCTTCGCCAGTGTCCTCATAGACCTGTACCGAGGTCGAGCGCATGGCGCCGATGCCTTCAGCGAGCCAGGACGCATTGACGCCGAGGTACTCGGCTGCGCGTAGGGCGTGCTTGTAGTTGATTGCCTTCGTCTTTCCCGAGAACCAGTCCGTCATGGATGACGGACTCAGACCGCAGTGCTTTGCGAGGCCGGCCTTGTTCTTGTAAGGGGCGGTCAACTGGGCGGCCTCAAGAGCTTCCGCCAATCGTGTCGAGAGCGTGCTCATAGTCTTTCTCCGTGTCTAGGTTTCGGCATACCTTAAACATAGTTGAGGGTGTGTTGCCTGTCAATTACGGAATACCGTATACTAGCTCCGTAACATCCTTTCACCTTCCCGAACTGATATGCAAGAGAACAAGCTCAAAAAGCCGAGAAGGCTCGATCCTGCCTTCAGCGCCCGCGTCATCGACGAGCTGGGCGGCACCAGCGCTGTCGCTCGTATCTGCGGCGTCACGCCGTCAAGCGCCAGTGAGTGGAAAGTGGACGGCATCTCTCGCGGCTACTTCATGTACCTGCGCGAGCGCTTCTCCCACCTTCCCATCATGCGCGAGAAGACCGCGCGCGACTTCTGATCCGACTGTCGGAGGTCCTATGAACTACTACCCGCACAACATCGGCGACTTTGCCATTGAGACGAAGTACATGACCTTTGAGCAGAAGGGCATCTACATCGACTTGCTCGACCGCTATCTATCCACTGGCAAGCCACTGGCTACCCAGTGGGTCGCGGCAATCGAGCGACTGGCTAGCGACGGTGCCGTGAAGTCGGTTTTGACCCTCTGTTTTGAGGAAAAAGACGGCTTCTACTACCACGCAGGGTGCGAAAAACTGCTCGCCGACTATGCCGCAACGGTCGAAAAGAACCGCCGGAACGCCAGAAGCCGCTCGAAGAGGACTTCCGAAACCGTTGAAGACGAACAGTTTGAAGCCAGTGGCAACCCAGTGTCAGCCCAGTCGCTAGCCACTGGGGTACCTAACCAAGAACCAATAACCAGTAACCAGAAACCAGAAAAAGAGGAAGCGCGGTCAAAGCCCGCGCGTCGTCCCGCGCCGAAGCTTGTCAAGCCGGAAGGCGTCTCGGACGGGGTCTGGGATGAATGGCAAGCCCTCAAGCGAAAGCTTTGCAAGTCCTGCTCACAGCGCATGGTCGACGCGATTGACCGTGAAGCCAAAAAGGCAGGCATGACGGTTGAGGAGGCAATGGTCTATCAGCTCGAAAAAGGCTGGAAGGGCTTTGAGGCCGAATGGGTCCTCCGTGACCGAGGGCAGTTTTCCGATCAACCCAAATCTCAAACCAAATTCGTCCTCCGCGAAAAGCGGCAGGAAGACCGCAGATACGGACTTTGAACATGCAGCAGATTTCTGAACTTTCGCAAGCCATCCCGGCATCGAAAACCGAAACGTTTACTTGCCCCATTCACGGTGACATGGTCTATGAGACCTATCGCCTGCCGGATGGATCCTGGAAGGCTCCGTACTGCCCGAAGTGCCGAGCCCTCGAGCTCGAGCATACCCAGCTCATCAACCGCCTGAAGTCCGAGAACGACACTCGAGCCAAGGAGCTTCGCCAGACGTTCTCGACGCCTCTCCCGCTCGACTATGAGTTCGCGTCTTTCGACACCTATTTCCCCGAAAGCGACGAGGAACGCAAAAACATCGCCGTCTGCCGACGCTTCGCAGGGCGCTTCATGGAGCGTGAGCTCGAGCGTGAAAAGGCTCATGAAGCTCAACAGCACGACTGGCAGACGCTCAACTCTATTGGGCTTTTCTTTCAGGGTAACTACGGCTCCGGCAAGACGCATCTGGCTTACTCGATCCTCAAGCGCCTGCAGGCCGACGGTATGACCGGCTTCTACATCACGATCCCCGATCTCTTTGACCGCCTCTCCGACCGCGTGAACGTGATCGACCTTCCGAAGATGATGGCCAAGCTCACCATGGTGACCTGTCTCGTCCTCGACGAGATCGGTGTCCAGTCCGGCAGCGAGTATGAGAAAAAGCGCCTTTTCCAGATCATCGATGGTCGCATCAAGAACGGCCGCCCCACGATCCTCATCAGCAACCTTGACCGCGACGAACTCAAGGCGCTCCTTACGCCGCGCGTCATGAGCCGCATCAAGGCCAGTGTCTACCCGCTCACCTTCACGGGCCGATCCCGTCGAATCGAAGTGGCCAATAACAAAGCCGAGGACATCTTCTGATGAATCAACCCAACAAAAAGCCCACGGACTTCACCTTCTTCCAACTCTGCGACCGCTACCCCGTCTACTCAGACATCGACACGAGGAATCGGCAGGCTACAGAGCTCTGGGATGAGGTCACTGGGGATCGAATCCAAGTCGAGACGGTCGGCACCACGACCAGAGTCAAGAGAATCCGCGCAGGAGAGGACCGCGCTTTCGTCCTCGAGGTCTTCAAGGCATCGAGCCGAGACGCGGCACGAAACAAGCACTACGGCGTCGTAGGACGCATCCAGAGACAGGGGATCTAGACGCGGGAAGAAAGGAAATGTTCGCAGGAAACGACGTCGACGCGATCTGGATGGAACAGTGGCCCATTGGGTGGTTGATGGACTGTGTTGGGGAACACACCTCAATCATCCCACGGGGGACCTAGAAAGGAGGAGGAATGGATGCGATTGAGTGTTTGATTGGCCTGGTGTTGCTCTTCGCGATGTACGTGGCTTGGGTATTCGAAGGAGATGACTGGAATGAATGAAAAAAGGAGGGGGCATGAAAGAAAGTGACGAATATTGCCTCGGACGATCTGCCGCACTACGCGGTGAGTCGATGGCGAAATACCAGAGCCTCACGGCTCGAATGAATCCCAAAAAGAGAGCAGCCTTCATTCAAGGCTATTACGACGGACTGAGGAGAAAGGAAAAATGATTGGTTTCACGATTGAGGGGGCTCCAGTCCCCAAAGGACGCCCGCGCTTCACGCGCACTGGGCATACGTTCACACCGGCCAAGACGCGTCAATATGAGGCGCTTGTTACGGCAAGAGCAAGGGAAGCCATGATCGGCAAGAGAAAGATCGAAAAGCCGAATGCTGTGCGCGTGGACATCCTCGCCATCTTCCCTGTGCCCTCGTCATGGTCTAAGAAACGCCGCACAGCGGCTCTGCAAGGTGTCGAGCATCACGTCTCAAAGCCGGACCTTGACAACGTGCAGAAGGCGATTCTTGACGGCATGAACGGGATCGTTTTTGAGGACGACTCGCAGGTGATCGACAGCCGGACCAGAAAGGCGTATGGACCCGAGCCTGGTGTAAAAGTTTTTATTGACGAGGTGAAGCATGGATGATGCTGACCGAGCTGCCAGAAGCGATGAGTGGATCATGCGTGCGGCAATTGAAGAGAGAAGGCCAGAAGGACCGAGGCCGATGCTTGTAACGATGTGCCTGTTTTGCGGAAAGGCGATTGAACGAGTGAGCCCCGATGATCTTAAGGCGGGTAAGTTGGTGAAAAGATGGTGTTGCGCGGCATGCCGAAACGCCTGGAGCAAGGAAAACGAATGAACGCTGAAGAAAAGATTCTCGAAGACCGCCTGCTCAACTGGGGGCGATGGAACCAAGACCCGAAACGACAGGGACGCTCTCCGTTGTGCGCCTTCATGGAAGCCGTGCCGTACGATGAGAAGGACGATGACGTGCCTGTCGAACGGCATGACGGGCCGCCTCCGGTGGATGTCAGCGATGCCCTGCTTGTGCAAAGGGCGTGGGAACGACTCCCGGTTGCACCAGAGCGCTACAGAAAGGCGAAAATGGTTGTCGGGGTGGCATACGCCTTCCATGTGCCATTCATGGACCTGAAGCGCATCCTGAGGAAGTACCATCGCATCAATCTTCACGAGCGGGAGTTTGATGGACTGGTGGAGATGGGTAGGAAGATGATTCGAAACAATCTCCTAAAACTCGAAGGAATGCCGCCAAAATGAGTTATACTCAGCAGTAACAATTTGAAGCTGTGTGATCAGCGGGGCCGTTTTCGGGGATACGTGTATCTTCAGAAAACGGCATGCCTTTTTGCGTAGGTGGGGTTGGACACTAAAAGAAGATTGAGCCTGTAGGAGATGTCCTGCGGGCTTTTTTAATCATGAAGATAGCGCTTTTGTTGGGTGGCAAAAATGAATGGGCTTTACAGAGCATTGATTGCTTTGTCTACGGTTGTCCCTATCAGCATCTCGTATGTGTTCGTGTTTGCCGATTCACTCATTGAGCAGTTCCCTGCAGAATTGGTTTCCTGGTGCTCGTCCTACGCTGACCCGGTGGTCTGGTTGCTAGTGGTTGCTACTGTAGCAAACTTGGTAATCGGAAAAATAGAAGTTTGGTTGTTAATATGCTTTGCGAAGGTTGTGGGGCCTAGCCCGATCAAGGTAAAATCTATCAAGGTAATCGGATCAGACAGTTTATTAGGGTATTTGCCTTACGTCCTCCCGTTGTTTTTTACGCAACCTGAAGCTCAAGGAGCAACTGGATGGATTGCGGGCGGATTGTTCTTGATTGTTTTGGCTTGGACTTCGATGACAATCCCTTTTTCGCCTCTGCTGAGAGTGTGCGGTTTGTACTTTTATGAAGCTGAGTTGGAGGACGGGAAAACGGTGACCTTGTTGGTGGCAAATAAAAGACTGCACCCATTAAAACTGAACCGCGCCGCTGTAGTTTCCCAATTTTGCAGGTTTGGCCTAAGATGAGTAAAGATTTAGATTTTGTTTGTGGAGCTGTATTTTCTGGTGAAGATGGATCGGCGGATGTGTTAGGCGTACCGTTTGACACGACTGCAAGAGAGGATGCATCTGCAAAGCTTCAGGAGCAATGGAATAAGTTCTCGACTTTGAATAGTGTTCCGTATGACGGTCGATACAAGGCTGACGATGATGAGAGGCTGACAATTAGTAACTACGGAGACATGGACGGTGTTGTTGCTGGGATGAGGAGGCTTATAGGGGGCGAAACGTCTGATCAAATTTCTAGCTTCGATGAGCTTGATACATGTCGGGCGTTGCTATTTTGGGCACCAGCAATTACGGGTCAATAACCCCTGCCTAAAGGCAGAGGCTTGAAAGAGCCTTTATTGACTAGCCTCAGCGCCCCTCTTTCGAGAGGCGCTACGTTG